CTTTTCTTTCTTTTTGTCCTTTTTCTTTCTTTTCTTTTAATTCTAATTTTATATATTTGACAATATGTTAACATTTATGATAGACAAAATACTTAATTATAAAAGAGTAAGTGACAAAGGCAAAATAGATAGGTTGCTAGAATTGGATTCTACGTTATATGCTAATTTAGGTAGTGACAGTACAAAAAAAGAAAAACTAGAAGTTAAGAAACAAAGTAGACAAATATATCTAGCTATTAAAACTCTTGACAAAGCAACAGGCGACCAGTTTTTAAGAGCAATGGACAAATGAGAAAGATTAGTCGTAAAGGTCTTATAAACAAACTAGACAGAATATTTAGCGAATACATACGCAAAAGAGATGCAGATAAAAAAGGTTTCTGTAAATGTATAACTTGTCAAAGAGAGTTTAAGTGGAACGAATTAGACGCAGGTCATTTTATATCTCGCAAAGAAATGTCGGTACGTTGGGACGAAAGAAACGTAGCTGCTCAATGTCAATACTGTAATCGTTTTAGATATGGTCGTCAGTATCAGTTTAGTTTAGCATTAGATAAAAAGTCAAAAGGTCTTTCTAAACGACTTTATAATAAGTCAAAAGAAGTAGTAAAGTTTAGTATGACTGACCTGAACGAAAAAGTGGAATACTTTAAAAATAAGTTGGAAATAGAGAATAAACGACTATCTTTGTAAATTCTTATCTAATAGGTTTTATAACCTAAATATTCGGTAAGTGTTTTGTTTTTAAGAGGGGAGATTAATTTTTCCCCTTTTTTTTTTATAAACACTTGATTTATTAACTTTTTTTAATTAGTTTAGTAAAAAATAAAACATTTACTATGAATAGATTACAAAAACTTTTAATTGAATCTGACTATAAGTTACTAGAACACGTTACTAGGTTATATAAGTCAGGAGATGTATCTGAAGAAACTTATTTAGATACAATAGCTACAATGATAGAATTAACTCACTTAAAAACTTACAATGACACTACACTTAAGTAAAGAAGAATTTAACAAAGAAATTGAACGTCTACATAATAGAATAAATTTCTTGACTAAACACGTTGCTAAACAAAATGAAGAAATCGAAAACTTAAAAATTAAAAACAGATTACTTCACGCAAAGAACGAAATTTTAGAAGAACTAGAAACAGAGAATTATTTAGAAACAAAAAATTAATTATATTTAACTATGCAAAGTAAAATTACAGACATTAAGTCAAAAGGTACTGCACAACTAAAACACGGTACTTTTACAAAAAGCGAGGTCTTTCTCGCAAATGGTAACGCTTATACTTTTCTTTCAAAAGGAGAATTTAAAAAGAAAGTAGGCGATGTTATTGATTACGAAATAACTAACGAAGAATACGGAACTGCTAAACTTGTTTACTTACAAGACAAACCTGTAAGAGCAAATGATACTCATAATAGTATTTTAAGACAAGTAGCATTTAAAGGAGCTATAGAATTAGCAAGTTCTGGTAAAATTAAACTAGACGAAGTAGAACAATTTACTAACCAATTTAACGAGATATTAAAATGAAATTAACAGGAACGATAAAATCAATAGGAGAAACAAAAGAGTTTGCAAATAACTTTAGAGTAAGACCATTAGTATTAACAACTGATGACCAGTACCCACAAACTTTACAACTTGACTTTACAAAAGAAAAGACATACTTACTAGACGAATACAATGTAGGCGATAGTGTAAGTATTGATATAAACTTAAGAGGTCGAGAGTGGACAAGTCCGCAAGGCGAAGTAAAGTACTTTAATAGTATTATAGGATGGAGAATAGAATCTAACACTCCTATAGTAAAAGAAGTAAAAGAAGCTGTGACAAATGCACAACATAATCCAGATAGAGAAGTAGTACAAGATTTACCTTTTTAATGGAGCAACAGATACGACAAATAACTAACCATTTAACTGAATTGCTATTAGCTAAAAACAAAGCATATGGCAATACTGCACAAGACCCTGTGAATATATTTTCAAAGCTAGGAGCAGAAGAAGCGATTAAAGCTCGACTAGACGACAAGCTAATGAGAATAAAAAACAAGGGCATTAATGACAAGACAGAAGATACGTTATATGATTTAGTAGGTTATTTAATTTTATTAATTTTAGTTAGAGATACCGAAAAAGATGCTGATTAATTTTGATGACCAGATAAGTAAGATACACGATATCAGGACTGGCAAAGTCAAAGAAGGATTGTCTTTAGGATTCCCAGATATAGACCAATATTTTAGGTTTAAGTTTGGGAATTTTAATATTATACTAGGACACGCCAATTCAGGTAAAACTACAGTTACTTTATTTTTTATGTTATTATATTCAATAAAGCATAATATTAAGTGGCTTGTATTTTCTAGTGAGAACGAACCTTATAGCATTATTAAGAAACTTATTGAGTTTATGTCAGTCAAACCTATAAACAAAATATCAGATGAAGAATTTACTAAACACCAAGAGTTCATATTTAATCACTTTAAATTTATTGATTGTAACGAGCTGCATACTTATAGGTCGCTTATTGACTTGGCTACTGTTATTAAAGATGCTTGGCACTTTGACGGATTTTTAATTGACCCTTATAATTCTCTAGTCAAAGACAGAGATACGTTAAAAGGTATTTCAGGTCACGATTACGATTATCAAGCTACGTCAGAATTTAGAGTATTCTGTAAAAAGTATAATGTAGCAATATGGTTATGTACTCACGCAGCTACAGAAGCATTAAGAAAAAAGCATAATCAAAATGAAGATTATGCAGGACACCCTATACCACCTATGGCTAGTGATGTAGAAGGAGGCGGTAAGTTTGTTAATAGAGCAGATGACTTTATTTGTATTCATAGGTATATTCAGCATCCTACTGACTGGATGTATTCAATGATACACGTTAGAAAAGTTAAAGAGATTGATACAGGAGGACGACCTACACCAATAGACGCACCTATAAAAATTAAATCTATTATAAATAATGTAGGATTTAAGATAGGAGAAAGTCAAGCAATAAACAGTACAATAATAGAACAAATGAATTTACCATTTTGAAAACACTAGTAGAAATAGCATATCAGAAACACGATAGATGGATTGATATAGTATCTACATTTGGAAGTTTAAAACAAACTGAAGTAGAAGATATAGTACAAGAAATGTATTTGTTATTAATTAAGAATCAACAAAAAGGAATTGATTTTAGTTATGAAGAAGATGTAAACTATTATTATGTATTTAGAATACTAAAGGGTTTATGGGTTGATTTAATGAGAAAAAAATGTAAAGTAAAATTAGTTGAGCTTGAAGGAATAGATATATCACAAGACGATAATGCGAATTATGAAGAAGCATATAGTAAAATACAAAAGGTATTGAAAGAGATGCGTTGGTATGATGCAAAAGTATTTGACATTATAAACTCTGGAGAATCAATAAGCGAACTATCAAGAAAGAGCGATATAAGTTATTATTCATTATACAATACTTATAATAAAGTAAAACAAAAACTAAAAGAGCATTTATGAATTTTAATAGCGATTTTAAATATGATTTACAATTAGGTCAGTTAGGCGAAAAGTATTTAAACGATATATTAGCTAATAAAAAAATAGAAGTTAAAACAGATTTACAATTTAAAGATACTGGTAATATATATATTGAATATGAATCAAGAAACAAACCAAGTGGAATTGCTACAACACAAAGCGACTGGTACGCATTTGTATTAAGCAAAGAAAAAATAATACTGATAGCAACAGATAAACTAAAAGATATTTGCAGAAAATATATAGGAACTAAATTTGATAAAAGAGGAGGCGATAATAATACTAGTAAAGGTATTTGTATTCCGATAAAAGAAATATTATGAAAAACAAAAAAGTAAGATTTATACCGTGTTCGGAGTTTCAGCAAATATATAGTTGGAATGGAAGAACTAATAAAAAGTCAAATTATGTTCCACAGCATATGTTAGAAAAATATAGAAAAAAGAAATGAAACTAGGCGATAAATTAGAAACAATAATAAATGTCATTACTTTAGGTAAGGGCAAAGCTATAGCAACTTGGATAGCTAATAAACTTGGCTATGAAGATTGCGGATGTGAAAAACGTAAAAACTATTTAAATGGAATCACAAGAGATGGAACAGAAACTAAATAAAGAAGAATACGACAAGTGGACAGAGTTCAAAGCTGTAAAGAGTAATAAAATCAGTCGTAAAGAACAAGAACTAATTGCAACTATTCATAGTAAGTATTTCTCGCATAAGTTTTATTTACCTTGCGGATGCAGTCCGAAACAATGGAATAACTGGATTAAACAAATAAACGAATTATACGAGCTTGGATATAGAAAGAATACATAAGTTTGAGCAGACCGTAGTTACGTTTATGAATGAGTTTCAGGATTGGCAACTTGAATGGTCAGGAGGTGGCTTTGAACATTATGACGCAAAAGGTTTAACGCCTAAAGGTCACGAGTGCGTAATTGAAATGAAATTTAGAAATAAATATTATTCAGACAAGTTATTAGAAAAAGACAAGTACGATGCACTAATGAAGATGGATGAAGAAATAGTAAAGCTATATTTAGTAGCAGACCCTAAAGCGACATATTTATTTTGGTTAAACTATTTAGAGATGCCAGTAGTTAAAGAATTATATTGTCCTGACACTACACTATGGACAAAGAAAAAAGTATTAAAGAAAGTATATTTATTAAACGAATCAATGGCTAGTATTGTCGTTCCAGAATAATTTTATATATTTATCAAAAATTGTTAATTATGCCTATACCAAAACCAAAAGCAAACGAATCAAGAAAAGATTTTATTGTAAGATGTATGTCAGATAAAATAATGGTAAATGAATACCCTGACAAAGAACAGCGACTAGCTGTATGCTCAACTCAATTTAAAAACAAATAAATATGAATACAAGAAATAATTTAATATGTCCTCATTGTGAAAAAAATATTAAACCATTTCATATAGACGATTATAATCAAAAAAAAACAGTTTTAAAATATAGTTGGTGGAAAAATCAGATATTTAAAATGTATCATCAAAGTTCTAATAAATGGTATGTATCAAGAAGGGTAATTGCTTTGAGATACGATTTATCAATTAATACCATTAGAAAATATGATAAATTAGGAATACCTAATAGGAGTATTGGTTATACTAAAATATATAACATTGAAGAATGTGATAAATGGATGAAAGAAAATAAAATGCAATTTTTTAGAATAAAAGATAAAACTAATTTAGAAATAATATCGGAATATTAAAATGAAAAAACAAAGACAGTATCGAAGTAATCAAGGGCGTGACCCAAAAAAACACGAAGAATGTTATAAGACATTAGAACTTGCAGCAATAATATTTGTTATAGCTACAATATCTTATTTAATTATACAACAATGACTATAGTACAGAAGCAAGTATATGAAAGTAATTTTAATATGATAGGTTACTTTCTAAAGGAAGCATACGAGAAATCTACAGGTGCGAAAAAGAAACAAATAGCAAATCTTATAGGTAACATAAATCAAATGTATCTATATACTAATATGCTAGAAACAGAAAATCATATACTACAGTCACGAGAAGATGAAGTTAATAATGAAAAAATCAAGTGGGCTGAACGAGCTAGAGTAGCAGAACAAGTAAT